ACCCTCTTGCCCGGTTCCAACACCTACATTAACAGTCATATCCATGCCTGTATTCCATACCCTAGGGTCAATAGGTTGAAATTGTCCATGTAAGCGCATCATAGTCTCTTCACAGCTATTTTCTACTAGAAGCTCTAGCATTAGCTTAAATAAACGTTTCATGCCGCCCTCGGCAATATTTCGAGCCATTACTTCAATTTGTGCGGAACCTTGTTGAGCTTGTAATCTAGCGGCTGTAGCTGAAGTATTTTGTAAAGCGTCAGGGTCTAATCCCATAGAAGCTTTAGTTACACCAGTTTTTCCTTCAATAGCCGCGTCCATGTATTGCATTGCTGTTAATACTTGACCAGCTACGAATGGTGTAGCAATATCTACTAAAGCGGCTGGAGACTTCATTCTAACAAGCCCACCAATCTCATTGTTCATTAAATCATCTACATTAACTTGTCCTTGCACATAACCTTGTCTAGGAGAGTTTGTTAACGCTACGTTATCCATCATTCCTCTAAGCATTGCTGTAGAAGAGTCTTGGTCATTCATAATTAAGTCTGCAACACTTCTCCCAAAAAATGTGTGTGGCTCAGGGTCTACTTCAAATACAGCAAATGGCACTTCTCCATAAAGTTCACATTCTAATACTTTGTTTTCACCACCAGCCATTAAAATTCTGTACATACTAGCAATACCTGTGCCTTCTTTATCCATCTTCATGTACGCTTCAGTTACTTGTACTTTTTTCATTGAAGGGTCTTGAATGTTCTCTTCATCCTCTTGCTCGTAACCCATACGCTCAAATTGCTCTGTATCTGTGTATGTGCTATCAGAGCTTAATCCGGATAAATCATGTACTTCTTCATGTTCATAACCCATAGAAATTAAATCAGTTACTCGCATTTCAGTCTTATGAGCAACTATGTAAGCATCAGTAACACTTTTAGCATTTCTATCTACAAGGAACTCTTCAGGTGGTACACCTTCAATTTTTAGTTCACCTTGTTTCTTTTCATAGCTTACTTTTAAAGAATGCTTTTCTTGTTCGTTTTGCATACCTGTTTCATCTGTCATCATGCCCATTTCTGAACTATGTTCTAGAACTGTAACATTATCTTCATTGACAATTGCTGTTAACTCATCTTCAGTTACATTGGTATAAGAGCGTATTTCAGCGTCTGTAGTGTCTTCCCACCATATCTTTAAAACGCCAGTTTTCTTGACTAAAGCGTCATGTATGGCATCATTTAGTAGTTTATAACCATCCAGTTGTTGAAACTTCCAATGAGCATATTTAGTAGCTTGTTCAGCGTTAATAACATCTTCTTGGCTAGTTGGAACAAACTCTACAGGGTTCTCAGAGGATAAAAACACCCTCATAAGGCTTGGTTTAATGGCCCTTATTGTGTCTCTTACCTTAGTAGCTACAATTTTAGAACGACCATCTTCTTGGCCAATGTCTACTTCACCTTCAAAATAACGTTGTGATTTTATCCTGTCTTGAGATATTTCACTTTCAATAAAAGAAACAGCCGAGCTTAAAGCATCTGTTGCAATGTCTTGCACTTCATCATCTGTCATTTTTTTAAGCTTCATAGTGCTAATGCCTCTTTAGTTTTATTTATGTAAATAGGTTCTTTATTATATTGGTCACGAATCTCTCTAGTTTTTGTTGCCGCGCCAGTTATTAACTGTAGGTTGATTCCTGAATACATGAAATTGGCTAAGTATTCAATATCTTCTATTGTTTGGTCACCTTTTTGAATTGCTTTATAAACTGCCTTCATTTGTGCTATTGCATCTGTTCCTCTTTGTCCTGTCATTGCATTAGCTAGGTCTTTCATTATAATCTTTTTCATTTTTGCTGTGATAGCATCAGTTTCATTTATTCTTTGAATAATTTTTCTTGTAGCTTCTATTCCTCTACCTTCTGCTAGTGTTTGTCTAATTGACGCGGCTTCATTTGTAACATCCTCAATGTTTTTGTTTACAGCCGAACGTATAGCTGTTTTACTGTTTTCTGCTACAGTTATTCTAAGTTGAATTGCTACTTCTGCTTTATCTAAATCCTTGACCATGGCTCTATAGGCTTTAGGACTTAATACCAGTTCTAAAATTTGTCTATTGTCGCGTGATGATAAAACTTTGAATACTTCATCTAATTCTTTAGAGTTTGGCATTCTTGATGGCGTAGGTTTCATCTTGCCAATAAGTCTTTCTAGGTGGGCGCGAATACCCATTCTTGCCATTGCATATTCTGCGTCTCCAGCATCTTCCATTACTTTAATGACTTGTTGAGGTGAGTATGATTCATCTAAGAACTTGTAACCTTGCTCTAAAGCATTTTCACGTGTTATTTTATCTTGTCCTAATTTAACTGCTTTAGCATAATCAGGATTAGCTTTTTTCAAAGCGTTAGATAAATTGAATCGCAAATCTAAAGCGTCTTTTGCCATTTCACTAAGACCCGGTAATAATTCGTTTGGTCTAGGAACACCCGGAGAATTGTAAGCTATATCACTAAGACCACGTTTAATGTAATCAAGCTGTTTCATCGTAGGTACATCTACTAGCGTTAAGATTTCATCGCCATTGGTTTTTACGCCACGATTAATAGCTAATTCAGTTACATCATCACCACTTCTTTTAATAGAGCTATTAATTTTAAGTAATATTGCTGTAAGGGTGTCCTCATTAATATCATTTAAAGCTTGTTGTACTGCTTTACCTTCATCAGTCAAATAATCAATTTTGTTGGCGTATGCCTTGTTATATGCTTTGTTTCTAGCTGGACGAGACTCTTTAGCCGCTTTTTTTGCTATTGTTTCGGGGTCTTGTTTTATATTTGCATTAGGTTTGTCCATATATGGCAAATCTTCTATATTCTTATTCATTGACTTATCTATCATGCCAAAGTTTTCACCCATTCTAGCGGCTAATGCTTTATTAACTTGAGCTGACGTTCCACCACCTGAAGCCGCTACTGCATCTAAAATTACTTGAGTAGCTATATCTGCATCCGCTATCATTGAACCAGTTTTGGTACTAGTGCCACCTTTATTTAGATTGCTAACTAGCTGTTCTAATGTAGCGCCTGAGTCTTTAATTGTTTCTTTTATGATTTGAGCGGCTTCTTTAGTTATAACAAACAATGATGCTATTGCTTCTGTGCTTTTATCTTTTAAACCATTAGCTATTCTGCCAAATGCCCATGACAATGGCATTATTGCTAAGTTAGCACCAGCACCTATACCCGCACCTAAAATTCCTTGGTTCATTGATTCTTCAATTCTACCACCATCTTCTCCAGCGCCATAGCCATACAATGCACCTTCAGCACCACCTATTGCCGCACCAGTACCTGTTAATGCTACACCTTTCCAAAGTGTTGGTAAACTTTGAATCCATTTGTATAAACCTTGCGCCGCTTTGGTTGAACCACCTAAGTAACCAGTAACTAAGCCACCAGTAACATTTGCGGCAATAGCGCTTTTAGGAAATGCAAGGTCAAAATCTGCATCTAATTGTTTTGACTTAGCCGAAAGTTCTTCGCCAGTCATTACTAAATTGTTGTTGCTAGACGTATCCCCATCTTCAAATGTGCCTTGCGTATATGGAAACGACCTATTAGCTTGTTGATATAGAAAGTTAATACCATCGTTGATACCGCCCATAGCTTCATCACGGTAACTTCCTAAACCAAGCCCACCTTCTATAAAGTTACCAGCTAATCCTGTCATTTTGTTGACAAAACCGCCTTCACCCTCAAAATTAGTTTTGGCTTGGACTCTTGCATACACTTCAGCCGGATGTTCTGTATCTTGTCCTTGAGATAAGGCCATAGCCGCCGCTACTACTTCTTCATTGTCTGAAACAATACGATTAACTTGGTCAACATATTGAACTAAGCCATTAGCGTTTGATACTACTATTTGACCCGGTTCTAACGTTGCTAAAATTTCTTGTGGCGGTCTTGTTTGTTGTGTTATGTTTTCTGCGGCTGTAGGCTCTCGTATAACACCATTATTGGACAAGGGTTGCTCCATCGTTACATCAGCATTACCTAAACCTTCATCAACAACCATTGCGGCGTCTATTTCCCTTTGTGGGGTTACAGCATCCTCTACGTTTCCATCCGGATAAAGTTCTCTAATAAGACCAGCAAGCTCCATTGCATCTTCTACGTTACCAGCTTGGTCTGCTGAGTCTAAAGCTTTTAAAAGTTGTGAATATGTTGGTTGTGCCATACTATTGATTAGTTCGTTGAGTAGGATATTTTAGTAATAACTCATTTGCTCTATCTATAGATATTGTATCTTCTAAAAGAGGTGGTGTGTAAACAGCTAGAGGTTCATATACTGCACGCTTTAATTTTTTACCATACTTTTGATAGTTATCAAAATAACCACCATCTAATTTTGTATTGAAATCATCAAGAACCATTCTTGAATATTTACGTCTGTAGTAAGTCATTTGTTCTAAAGCGGCTTTAGTCATTTTCTGTTCACCAGTCATAACTCTTATTAAGAAATCTCTTTCTGCCGGTGTATCAATACCACGTGCGCCAATTCCAAGAATATTAATCATACCAAATACATCACTACCTAATAATGCTTCTAAAATTTGTGTGTCTGTTGCTGATGCATAAGCTTCTTTACTACCAGTAAATTTAGCTAATAATTCGTCTGCTCTTTGTTTTAAACCTTGTAACGCACCTAAGTTTGGGTCTCCATCTTGTATTACACCAAGAATTCTATCTAATTTCTCAATTGCTTTTACAGCCGCTCTCATATCCATAACTTCTTTTTGGTCTGATGTCGCTAACTCTTTTTGTAATGCATCACCGTACGATTTTTGGCTTACCTCTTCATTTTCACCTAAGTTATTATTAACTGTTACACCACTTGATTGTCCATACTTTAAGAAGAACGCTTTATATTCATCAGTACCCCGTTCTAATCCAGCTTCTTTTGCTCTGTAATCCATTTTTCTAATTTCATCAGTCTTACCATCGTCAGGCTGTACACCAGTTATAAGTGCAAGTTGTTTTTCTGCTAATTCAGCCGGCTTCATGCCATTTTGTTCAGCAAATAAAGTTAAATTTTGCATGTCTTCTTGGAATTTTGTTTGAGTTTCTTTAGGAATACCAAGCAATGACATCATATGCGGTGTTAATGTTCCAGCTTTTTCCATTTCTAAGTACATATCACGTGCTGTCTCAAAATCATTCTTAGTAACAGATATTCCTAATGCATTTTCCGTACCAAATTTACGTTGTTCATCAGTTAAATTGTAAGGATTATCTTCGTCATTAAATATGCCAAGTAATTCTTGCGTTTTACTTACTGTAGGCTTTTTCATTGCTTCTTTGACAGCATCTTTGCCAGTCATGACACCTTGACGTACTAAATCTGCTAAATCAACTCTACCATTTGGGTATTGGTCGGATTTAAAGTTTAAAAGAGCATTAACAGCGTTTGTCATTGCGGCTTGAGAGCTTTTGTTTTTGTCCATAGTAAGAAGTCTTGACTCAAGATTGGCCGCTAACTGTGCATCAGGTTCAAAGCGTAATGTATTAAAAGCTAATCCCATTTTGTAAATTTGTTCTTGGCTCATATCTCCAAATAACGACTTACTTACACCTTGCATCATGTTACCCATGCCCATGCCCATTCCAGCACCGCCTTGTTCAGGCACAGGTGGCGCTTGTGCGTACCCGGAACGTATTGGGTCAATTTCAGGCATAGCTCCAGCACGTAACAAAGCCTCTTCATCTTTTTGAGGTGTTAAGTCCATACCAAACATACTCATTATTCCTTTAGCTCTTTCACCGATTGCCATTATGCTCCCCCGCCGCTCATGCTACTCATAGCGGTTAAATAATCAAATATTCCGTTTTGTTTAGTCTGTTGCTGTGTCACAGTACCCACATTAGGTGTTTGTCCAAGAGCATTATTAACATATCCAAGAGTATTTGCACCTTGTCCTGTATAACCCATGAACTGCGCTTTAGCCGCGTCAATAAGCGCTTGTTGCATAGCTTGTTGTTGTGCGCCTTGCATAGCCAAGTTGTTGTTAACTGTTTGGCCCATATTAAATCCAAGGTTTGCAACATTACCCATTTGTGCCGCGCCTCCTAAGAGTTGTTGATTGCCTTGTAATCCAGCATTCTGATTAGCTAATGAAGCTTGTAGTTGATTCTGTATATCTTGCATACCAGCATTCTGATTAGCCAATTGGCCTTGCATATTGTATTGCTGATTCATTCCTTGAGATTGCAACGCATTGCTTTGATTAGATAATTGCCCTTGCATGTTATTGCCTTGATTAGCAAGTCCAGCCTGTAACGCATTACCTTGGTTTGCCAAAGCTCCTTGCATACCGTACTGTTGGTTCATACCTTGCGCTTGTAAAGCATTACTTTGATTTGCTAACTGCCCTTGCATGCCATATTGTTGATTCATGCCTTGAGCTTGTAATGAATTTTGCTGATTCATACCCTGAGACTGCAATGAATTTTGTTGGTTTGCAAGTCCAGCTTGTAGTGCATTTCCTTGGTTAGCGAGTCCAGCTTGTATTCTGTTTTGTTGATTCGCTTGTGAGGCTTGTAATCCAGCACCTTGATTAGCTAACGCACCTTGCATGTTAGTATTAATATCGAATTGACTACCAGCTTGATTAGCCATTTGCGATTGAAAATTGTTTGCTATATCTTGACCAGCCATTTGCTGTGCATTCTGATAACCAGCTTGTCTAAGGCCAGCAGAAGATTGAGCTAATTGTTCTACGGTTCCTCTACCCAGTTCACCCATTGCAATACCATGTCTTGAGCCGCCAAATCCACCAGCCATTTGAGCTTGTGTTCCTAGCATGTCTAGACCCATATTAGCACCTCTAAGGATGTCTAATTCGTTAGCTTTTACGACTGCATCATCATATTGGTTCATGTATGGAGTCATTGACGTGTTACGCAACATTTGCGCTTGCACTTGAGGTGTTTGAGCTTGTTGCCCTATTTGTTGAGCGGCAATATTGGAGCCAGCAACATTTGTACCCGCTACGTTAGACCCGGCAACGTTAGAGCCAGTTACAGCATTTAATGCTGGATTTACATTTGACCCAGTAACATTATAATTTGCTGGATTAACATTTGTACCAGCTACATTTGTACCAGTTACATTTGAGCCAGTTACACTTGTTGGAGCTACTGACGAACTTGTACCAGCTACTGAAACTTGATTAGGGGTGTAACCCATAGCCGCCGCAGTACCCGCGCCCGCCGCTTTCAAACCGCTTACTGCCATTTGATTTATACTTGGTGGTGCTGGAGTTGGAACTGCTTGTGGTGTTACAGGTGCTTGTGGCGCAATAGTTGCTACTGGTGGATTTACAGGTGCTTGCCCTCCCGGTGGTGTTACTACCGGTGTTTGAGTAACTCCCGGTGCTAGTGGTGCAATATTTTTTGGTGGTGGTGTTTGTGTTGAAGGTGTATACAATCCACCTTTTAATAGACCGCCTTGTCCAATTGAATTTAAGTGTTTTGTAAGTGCCGCTATGTAAGAACTGCCGCCAGTCATATTCTGACCATTTAAGGTGTACTGTCTTGAGTCCATAGTCTGAGGCCCTGTAGGGTTAAAACCTTTAAGGTACTCAGGAGTCACATAACCGCTTTTTCCTCCCCCAAATTTTGACAGATTTGCCATAGTGGGAGGTAAGCCACCGGGCGCACCGACTTGACCTCCGCGTGGTTGATTACCTTGTGCAGTAATTGGGCCGCCAAATCCACCCGGCATATTACCTATGCCACCGGCTGGAGGTTGTATATAACCACTTGTCTGTGGGTTTATACCAGTACCACCTCTTGGAACTGCTTGAATTTTTCCTTGTGCATTGCCTTGTGCTTGACCAGCCATTAGCGACCTCCCGGCATTTTATTTTTATTCACGTAATTTCCACCTTTAGACTTATAGGTTTTTTGTGAAGCATACTTTGAAGCTTTAGGTGCGGTTGTTGCTTGAACGTTGTAATTGTATTTAGGCGCTCCAATATCCATTACACCAGCTCTGCCGCCAGCATCACCTTGTCCAGTATATCCATAGACTGATTTACCACTTGCGTCTTCACCTACTTTAGTATTTGCGTATCTTTGTGCCATGGTTTCAGCATAGGTTAAATCCGGATTACCACCACCAAAATTAACACTCATGTTTCCGCCGCCGCCGCCTGATTGTGCTGGTGCGGCATTAGTAGGTACTTGATTACCAAACAATGAATCGTATGCATCTACAGTATCACCATAGTTTGCTTTTAAGTTTGTCATTGCTTCGTCATATAATGGAATAGAACTGTAACCTTTCATACCATTAGCGAATGTTGTTGCTTGAGGCATACTGCTCATAGCATCTGAAGGGGCTTGTAGACCAAAGGCCGCCGCCGCATTATTATTGTTCTGAAAAGCCGCCGCTTGATTGTCATTAAACGCCGCTACTTCAGGCCCGTAATAAGGCATGTATTCAATTTGTTGTAACGCTTCAGCTCTTTGTAAGTTTCTATCTGCTGGGCCTCTTACCCATTCAGGAACTGTAGTCTCTGTTGTTGTTTTCTGCCCACCACCTTTACCACCGCCGCCTGAACTCATGTCAAAACTCCTTTGCTAATATTGTAAGTTGTTCTGTCCACCCCTTTGATTCCAGAACACGTTTCCATCCTTTTCTGCCGGCTATTGACATCGCGTCACAACCTTGTAATTTTCCCCATGCCATTGCGTCATCATGCATGTCTGTAATTTGTTTGATTCCGTAGCCTTTGTTACCACCAGCTAAGAATACGTGTAGCACTTTCTTGTTAGGATACACTACTATCTCTGTTACCGCACATCCGTTTGACCCCATCCACAACTGCATGTGACCACTCATTACGCCATCAACAATATCTTTAAAGTCATGAGTATCCCCGCCTTTATTAAGCGCTGAGATAATCCAGTCTTTTCCTTTTAATAATTGTTCTTCCATACTCATGGGTCTAATTTTAACTTAATCCAAGCGCCACCTTTAGAAATAACTGGACAATCTTGTGCGGCATCCCACATTAGTATTCCATCTTCTGTAGCTTTTGCTTCTGAATCTCTAAACTGTAACTTATTTCTAGTAGCAGTTAAAAATTTATTAAGTCGGTCTCCGTAAGTTTTCCAATTATCACCTGTTGGCGGTGGAGGCATAGCTACACTCATCTTCTACCACCAGGATTTGCATCTATTCTCATCACACCTGAACGCCAGTTAGTGTTTGCTTTACCCTGTATTTTCATACGCATCTGTCTACCTGAAAACCTAACATCTGTTGGATTGCTTAATTGAGTAACTCCATGGTTTGTTTCGCTACCATTTGGATGTTGTCTAGTTTTAAACGTAATTTCAACTTCACCTTGTATTCTTTCGTCAGGTATTAATTGGTTTACTCTCATTATAGTATCGCCATTACCTAAACTAACAGGGCCTGTTTCTGCAAATGGTTTGACGCTATCATGTGTGTAACCAGTCTCTTGATTATAAAGATTACCACTTGCATCTCCCCATATAGGGCTTTTAAAAATACCTTGGTCAACACCAGCAGTTCTTTGTATAGTACCTGTTGCCCAATGACCTTCTTTGTAGTCTAAGGTTACATATCTGTCATTTTCGTTTGAGCTTTGTGAAGGATAGAACCACCATATCTCACCAAACTTTGAATTGTGTACAGCATAAACTTTACTTATTTGTGCGGGGTTCATATCATCAAAAACGTAGTCCGCAACTTCACATGGAATTTCTTTAGCAGTAGAGCCATCAAAAGTAAAGAACCCTTTTGCTCCCATCCAAAAAGCGCCCTCATCTATTGAGACTGCACCTTTTCTTGAGCTTACACCACATGCTGTTCCTACTCTTTCAAATCCATAAACAAATGGCGCACCTGAATATTGTGCTACGTGTGCGTCTGTGTCAGTTAAGATAAGAGTTCTACCTTTAATGCGAAGACCACACATAATCTGACCATTGGTTACTAATTCAATATCACCAGCTTCGTTTGTTGCTGATGCAGACCAAACAGTATTTGCTTCTTTATCACACCAAGCAACTTTACGTGGATTACCACCAGCACCTAAACAGAATACAAAGCGTTCCTCAGTAACAACCATACCTTTATTGTTTACAGGAGCGTTAGATACTATCTGTGCTTTGACTCCGGTGTTACCTTGCCATTCATATAACTTACCATCTTTTGAAGACACAGCTAAGAGATAAGCTCCCCAAGCATCTAATGACCAAGTAGTAGCTTCTGAATACACACCTGAACTTGTGGGCGCTCTACCCCAACTTGTTTTGCCATAAAATCCACCACCAAAGCCTGTGTTTAACGCACCACTTATTGTTCCTACTACTAAATTAGCTGGAGTTATATCGTATATTGTAGATGAAGGGTTCACATAGTATAGTTTGTTATAAGTTCCACTAGCTAAATGTTCATTAGTAGAGTTGTCTAGCCATGCAACCATAGCTCTAGGAGGGGCGGCAAATGCACTAGCTTTTCTAACTACCCATCCACCTACTGGCCTCATTGAACCATCATGCCATCTAACTAAACTAGCTTCACGCCATCTGTTAGAAGACTCAAAGTCTGTTCCGTTTCTGTGTACACCCGGTGGTATTTGTAGTGGTATTAACATATTATGCCGCTATCTGCGTCCAAGTTACTGAATCGTTAACAATAATTTCCCATTTTTCTCTACCTACTGTAGCAGTTACTGATGTTGCACTTACTGCGCCTGATGTACTTTGTACTCTATTACACGTAGCAAGAAGACTTGACGCTGGTTGTGTGACTGCATGTCCTTGATGTATTCTTTCAGAGTCTGAAGCTACAGTTGAGAATACTAAATTGCTAGGTGTATAAGCTATACCACCCATGCCTGAATGGATTGAACAATAATAATATAAATCAGGTGCATCAACTGCTACAACAATTGTCGTTTTAGTTGACGAGTTGTGTGTAACTCCCGTTGTATATTGTGCGCCACTATTATGCGTACCGTCTGAAGTAGTTGAAAATCTAAACGGATGACTTGAGGGGTAATTAAAGACATACGTATTACCTTCAACTAAATTCAAAATTGGTTGTTGTACACCATTTAAGAAGTATTTATTATATCCACCTACCGATTGCACAGTCACGTTATAGTGCTGAGTGCCACCTGTCGATGCGATACCACCTCTCGTGGCAAAGCCTAATACTGCAATACTTGCGTTAGCTGTTGGCGTACCTGAACCAAATCTTACTCGATTACATATAGCGGCAATAGTAGCTGTTGGACTAACTGTAGCCGCACCATTTACCATAAACACACTATTACAAGTAATTGTTGTAGTTGCGCTTGGATTAGCACTACTCTCTCTAACCCTTACGATAGTTGAGGCTGGTACAACTGTAGACGTAGAAGTCATAGGAGCGGCACTTGTTCTAACTCTTGTACCGTTACCATTACTAGTAGCTACAGTTACTGAAGTACCGTTTATTAAGACTGAACCTAAAGCAACTCTTCTTGCTATTGCGCTAACAGTAGCAGTAGAAGTCATTTGACCGCCATCTACATTAATCTTTTCACCATTACAAGTAACTGTAGATGTAGCTGTTATTATGGTTTGTAGGTTTGATAAATCAAAAACACCTACGCCATAGACATAACTACCATAACCTTGTGCATCTGTTTCTTCAAGTATAAACTTCTCACCAGCCGCACTAACTCCTGAAGCTACTGTTACTGTAACTGAACCACCTGAAGCAAATGTTGCATTACCAGTAATAGATACTGAAGCTGAGGCTATTATATTTCCTGAAGGAAACAGAGCAATTCTCTGACCACTACACGTAGTAGTAGAAGTAGCATTTGCAATTGCATCAGCCGCCGCAGTAAAGCCGCCTATTGTAGCTACACCTGAAGTTGCACTTACTTCTAACGCAGATTGATGTATACGCTCACTAGAACAAGCAACAGTCGCATTACCATATATTACTATTGGTAGTGAGTCTTCACCAAATTCATGTGAACCATACGTACTCGTACCATACGAATAAGCAGTAACATTTAAAGTTGCCACGTCAGGCCCTAATCGTTAGATTAGTTCAGCGTTATATCTAAGTCACCAGTTGGCACACGGAATACGTCACCAGTAGCAATAGCTTTACTTGACGATAAAGTCGCATAAGCCATTAAGTTACCTGACGTTGCCGCATCAAAAACTCCAACGTGAGTTACTGTACCCCAACTACCTGTAGCAGTCGCGAATTCAATAGCCGCATCATTAGATGTTGTAGCGCCTGAAGTTGAAAAGTCTACTGGTCTTCTCGCATATGCACTACCTGAAAGCTCAGTACCTCCACCAGCTTCTCCCGGTGCGGCTGTAAACAATCCTAAGTAATGCTGAGAAGGAGCTGTGTAAGCCGCTCCAGCAAATACGTGGTCTAAAATTTCCGTTTCTAAAAAGTTTGTAAAACTCATACTAATCCCCTCACTTTAAGTGTTAATCCTGAGCCACTAAACATAGCATCCTCAGAGGTTTGGTTTAATCGCTGTATTGCCGCAGAGTATAATTGCGCCCATACTGCTAGTCGTGCATCTTCCGCTAGATACGGTGCTGAATGTAATAACGCTCCATAGAGGTATACATCAGGCGCTTCTAGTAAGAGCCAGTTATCTGCGTTACTACTAAGAGAAGGAATCTTCTGATAATAAAGTAACTCAAAATCTGTGTCTTCACCCGGTGTTGGGTGTAATTGAAACTGTGCATTTGCATGCGTGTAACTTGTTGGAGTTCCGGAGGCATCACTATTAGCTTGACGTTTGTCAGCCATAGCATCTCTTGATATAAGATTGACTACCGAGGTTCCTGTTCCTGTTAGATGTAATCGTATTGTCTCTACCCAGTCAGGTGGTATTTGCATGTACTCATCTGCGGCTGATTGTTGTCCATTACTCCTAGCTTCCATTCTCCAATGTCTTACGTCTCTGTTAATCTGTGCCTCAGCTAATGTAATAAAGTCTGCTATAACAGCAGTCAGGTCGTCTCTGTTTAAGAAATCAGCTATTGAAGCTTTAAGTCCTGTGTAATTAGATAGAGCCATTCTTAGTAACTCCCATAGTTTTCATTTTGTACTGCATACCCACTTAATGGTGAGCCAGTTAAGCCAGCTCCAAAGATAGCTTTTTGTTCATCAGTCATACCTGACATTAATTCTTTAACTCGGTCTTGTTCTGTTGATGATAAATCTGCAAACTGTGAATTAAATTTAGTACGGTCTACTGTCTGTGGGCTTGAACTCATCTCACCAGTACCAGCATAGTCCATACTACCATCAGCCATAACTGTGCCATCCGGCATTCTATGAAATCCTGGTGGTACTACATCCGGAATTGTTGGCGTTTTACCGGGCATTAACTCAGGGTTTGACTGACCCATAAAAGCGTCTCGTAAGGCTGGAGTTTCAAAACCTCTAGGGCCTAATCCACGTAATACAGTATCACTTCCCAATCCAAGATTAGGTTTCATTCCACCATCAGCAGTAATATTTTGTAACTCTCTCATTCTTTGTATAGAGGCACTACTTGGGGCGGCATCACCAGTAAAGGTATAACCTTCTGTCTTACCATCTACGTCAAAATCGTAATTGTTACTTTTCATTACATTAATAGGTTTTAAAGTATCCATGACACCATCTCGTTGAGCTGGAGTATCCACACCTCTAGCGTCAGCATCTTTACCTTTCATCCTAGACAGCATATCCATCAAGCCTTCAATGTCTAACTCTTCCATAGTGTCTCCTGTCTAATTAAGCGTAAGTATATCAGTTGTTCTTACTTGTATCAATTAATCTAGTAATCCTCTTTTCTCTAAAGCCATTAACCTTTTGTGCGTTAGTAAACCTATAGGAGGACTTTGCATTGTTAGTTTTCTCATATCATCAGGTGTCATGTTAGCGGCTGTCATAGGAGAGCCATCTGCTTTTTCATTGTCAAACAAATCTAAGATACTAATATTACGTTGAGCTTTAGGTAATCTGCCTACTGGCACACCTTTTAACGCTGTGTCATATGATTTAGTTAATGGTGTCCGGTCAGATTTAGTATCTTCTAAATTTAATAGCCCAACATTTTGTAGTGTGCTTTGTCCTTTATCTAATTGTAAAGGGTCAGCGTTTGCTAATCTAGCTGTTGGATATGAGATTACACCATTTTGTTGACGCTTAACTAATTGACCACCTATCTCATAATCAGGAGTACCTTTTTCACCTTTACTACTTCTAAAGTTTACATCTATAATGCGTGCTATTTCTTTTCTTTCACCACCAGTTGTTCCCTTCAATGGGTCTTTTGATAATGTACCTTTCCATTTTTGATTTACGTTTCTAATGTAGAATTTTCCATTTGTATCTTTAACACTTTCTTTTGAAGTAGTTAGAATAAGCTCATCTAATTTAGCTATTTGGTCTGCATCTAATCCTTTGATTGCAGAGTTAAGCATTGTCTGTGTTATTGGGTGACTAAAGTCCATACCAGTTGGAGACATAGCAAATGGTAAAAACAATGGGTCTTTCTTGTATAACCGTTTAGCTTCACCAGCCGAGCTAACTATCTTACCTACTGCATCTTCTGCTGAGGCCCATAGAATACCTCTGTCTACATTCTCAGGTATTAACATATGGTCTTGACCACCAGTTCTCCTGACTCCTTGTCCATCTACTACAATGTCTGTTCCATTTACTTTAATGATAGTTCCATCAGCACTTGAAGTGTCAGACATAGAGCTTACAAAAGGATAGCCTTCAAAGTTTCTTATATCTGTATCCGGTAATAGTATGTTATTGCCAGTTATGAATTCGGTTTCAACATCCATGACTCCTCTATTAATCCTATCTTTATCCCTTTTTCTTCCAGCAAATCGGTCATCAATACTGGCTCCAATACTAGAGCTAATGCCAATTCTGTCACCTGTGTTTTGCGCTATGTCTATGTCTTGTCTCTTTAATATTTTTGTAGTATCAGTATTGTATAGAACATAGTTAGAAGCTTGTGGGTCAGGTTTGCCAGCTACCTTAGCCGCAGAGTTACCGAGGTCATCTAAGAACTTCATACCCGGTATGCCATTATCACTTAGATATTGTGAAGCCGCTCGTTCTGCACCAAAGCCACCTAATTCCTCAGCAAATTGTTCTGTTAACGATTCATAGAAGTCTTTACCAGTAGCGGTATCATCCATGTAATTCTCTCGCATTAACTTTTGCACATTCTCAGGCTGACCTGTTAATGGCAACTCTCTACGTATCATTGTAGCAACAGCATCATCACTTAAATCTATCTCATACAATTGACTATCAGCAGTATCAAACCGTTCCTCTACTTGTCTTAGTATTACATTAGCTTCAGCTAATTTCTTAGGGTTTTTTGCAATACTCATGTCCTTCATTAATTCTTTTCTAATAGTATCAGGGTAATGACCATTAGCTAACTCAAGCCATATTTGAGATTCAAGTGGAGTATTAGTATCTATGTCAGCTAACTTTTTAGCTTCTGTCATCATATCAGTATCATGCCTTGCAAATCTTTTACCTGTGTCTTTGTTCTCCCCAACATATAGACCATGACCTTGGACTTTAGTACCTGAGTTAGTGCCAACCTTCTTCATGTCCATCTTAGTAAAGATTGCACCTTGGTTGTTACCTTGGTAAGTAATGATTGGTATCTTTGTGTTAGGAAAGAACTGTCCAACTAATGGAGCGTTACCTAATACATCTGCTGGGTCAGGCATACTCTGTAACATATTTCTTACTGGTGTAGTGATTGCTGGGTTCTTAGCAAGTTGAGCTACCTTAGCCGCAGTAAATCCACCACTAGCGAAGATTGCCATAGCATCAAGTGGGTTATTAGCTATCATGTTAGATATGCTTTCCCAGTCTTTGAAATTGTCCTTGACCATACTAGCAAATTGAGTAGCCATCTCACGTTGTTCTGTTCCTATGGTTTCATCTAACAAACCACCAGCTAAATTGAGTACACCTCCAGCCGCTAAGTTTGCTATTGGCTTTATTTCGTCTTGAGGTACACGTACTGCATCAGAACCTCCGAGATACATATTAGCCGCGTTGTATGGAATGTTCTCAAAGAACCGTTCAAATTTGTTTGGGTTGGTTGATTGCACTTGGTTATACATCCAATCGTTACCCATACCATCATTGAGTCGCAATTGCTTTAGAGCTTCGTCATCAATAGCTTTTTGTTCACGATACTCAGGACTTACTTCTAAAAGTCCACCAGCGAAGTCCGTAAAGCTATCCCATCCAGTAGATAATGTTTCACTAATGCCATCTGTAAACTCATCCAATAAACCAGCCACTACATAATCCCTTGGGCCATTGGTTGCTGTTGCGTCTGTTGCATTAATTGCATAATCATTTGGTTAAACTGTTCCATCTGACCAGTAGCTTCTGCTTGCTGTCTCATCTGTTCAATTTGTACTAACATCTCTTGTGGTAAATTACCTAGAAACGCTCTGACTTCAGGACTATCATTTACATTAGACATAGCCTCCGGAGGTGTATCCATCATCTCTTGCTGTGTAAACTGCATTAACCCTTCTACTGACATTATACTTTCCCCACTAATTGAATGACTGTTGGTGGCTTCATACTAGCATCACTTGATGTATGGTCTATCTGTGTCTTCTCTCCATACTTGTGTGGTACTAACTTAGCGGCTACCCATTTACGTGCATCTATCTGCAATCTTGCTACTTGGAAGTTCTGATTGTCTGCTCTGTCTGCGATGTCTAAGATTTGGTCAGCACTATATTCAGATTGGATACTCTTTGCGCGCGTGTATCTGTTGGATAATCCTTCTATCTTATATAACCATCTATACCAAGTCTCAGCATTTGGAGTCCATTTCTCCTCTCTACACAATCCAATCACACTTCTACCTGACGCTATCTCTTCTAGCATCTTGTCTACTAACTCTTCAGTATATATTGTAGGTCTAGCCATTTAGTTTATCTCCTCTCGGAAAATTAGTTCCTGATATGCCATGCAATCCAACTGTCTTAGCTATGTGGTCATCTATATCTCTAATTGAATCACCTGAAATCTCCGAACAATATTCAAGTAAAGCTAGATACATATACGGTAATGTGTCAGGCTCTTCTATTTCTATGTCATTAGTCAACTAACTTTCTCCAATTATCAGGAAGGTTAAGTCTAATACCTAAGTCATTTCCAACCCAAGCTATGATGTTATCTAAATAGACACCCATCTCTTTTGTATTTAATTCTGTGGTCGATTTTAACACCACTACTGGTGAGTTGACAACCTCCTCTATTCTTATTTCTAAAAATTCTTTTCTACAGTAGTCATGAATAGCATTTTTTGTGTTGCCTGTTTCCAC